AGGAATAATGATTGAATCAGAAGATGGTGTAATGGCTTATACAACTGCTCATCCTCATGGTGGTAGAGGCAGAATAGGACACAATAAGGGAATAACTTGTCCTCATTGTGGGAAGACAATTGATTTAAGGAGATAATATGGCTGTTACTACATACACAAGTAAAACATTTTTTGAGCTAACAGGTGTTGAAAAAAACACTTATAGTTTTTTAAGATTGTTTAATACATTATTAGATGAAGATAGAGAAACTAAGTTCCTTAACATCTTTAGAAGTTATATTGCTAATGAAGATATTTTTAGTGATATTTCTTTTTTTCAGACATATGAAGTATCAAATGGTGAATATTGGGATAATGTTTCCTATAATCTTTATAATACTCCTTTCTTATGGTGGGTTATTGCTTTATTGAATAATATAGCTAATCCTTTTGAGGAACTAGAGGATGGTGATATATTGAATGTATTAAGAGAAGATTATGTTTATCAGCTAACAGCAGACCTTGAAAAGATAGCGGAAGATTAATATGACAGAAAAAAGAACAGAATATCCAACTGATTATCAAAAAAAGAAATCTGTTACTTTAAAGAAGCAACTTTTTTCAGTAGTTTTGGTTACTGAAAAAGGACCACTTATTTTAAATAATGGCGATATAACTGATTTGTATTTCATAGAAGACATTTTTAAGTTTTGTATGTTAGGAACTATAACCTTCAATGATAGGTATAATATATTGGAATATGGTCCTTTTACAGGTAATGAAAAATTGGCTATTATTTATTCTGTAGAAGGCGAAACAAAAGCTGATAAAAGTAGAGAATTGATATTTGATGTTTGGAAGGTTGGTAGAATTCAACAGATTGGTACGGGTATTAGAGAAGAATCAGAAAATCTTATTACCATGAATTTTGTTGATCCATTTTATTCAGGATTTACTCTTAGAAAATATAGTAGAAGTTGGAGTGATAAAAAATATTCAGATATCATGAAAGATATATTGAATAATATGACATTTTTTAAACAAGGTGGTAGAAGATTTAATGTAGAAGATAGTAGTAATAAAACTGATTTTATAATTCCTTATTGGACACCACAAACTGCTATAAGATGGTTAATGAGAAGGGCTAAAGGTATTACATCTGATACAAGTGGATATCTATGTTTTAATAATACAGCTAATGTATTTTCTCATAATCTTGTTACGATGAATTATCTTTTACTTGATTATGGAAAAACATTTGATCCTGTTCCATATGTTTTTAATGATTCTAAGGTATCAAGTGATAATAAAATACTTGAATGGTGGATAAGTGGTCTTGATTTGAATTCTGTTGCAGGAATAAGAGGGGGAGTATGGAAAGGATATGATTTTAGTACAAAAAAACTTTTGAATCATGAACACGTTTATTCTGATGGGGCTGATTCAACGATTATGCTAGGAAGACAGACATTATATAATCAAATAGATGATATTAATTCTTCTAATATAATGGTGGGTGATAGTAGTGATGATTTGCTTGGCAATATATCATATAATGATTGGGCTAAAAGATATAATATGCAGATGGTCTTTAATATCATTGTAGAAGGTAATGAAAAGAGATATGCAGGACAACAGATAGAGATAAAATGGCCTAGTTGGGCAAGAAATACAGGTGATCAGATACAATATAATGATCTTTTTAAAGGTAAATATTTAATTAAGAGTGTTACACATTCATTTAACCCAGGAAGTACTTTTTATTATAAACAAAGATTGGTATTAATTAAGAATGCATATACTAATATTAACAGTAAAATTCTTTATCAAGCAAAGAATACTAATATTTATCAGGAAGGTAAAGTACAGCAGATTATAAGGAGATAGTATGATTAAAAATCCACCAAAAGACCTTCAGGTAGAAGTAGAAAGATTAACAGGCTTTTTTCGTGGAGTTGTTGAGGATAATAAAGACCCATTAAAAGCAGGAAGGGTTAGAGTAAGAATTCATGGAATACATACTCCTAAAGTAACAAAGGATTCTACTGAAGGTATACCAACAAATGAATTGCCTTGGGCTGAACCATGTCTTCCTATACAAGAAGGGTCTATAAGTGGATTTGGAATGTGGTCTGTTCCACTTCAAGGGTCACATGTTATGCTGTTTTTTGAAAATTCAAATCCAACTCAACCAAGATATTTTGCTTCTATGCCTGGAATTCCTGAAAGTAAAGAAAGTTATGCTAATAATAATAGACCTACGAGTAAAAGAAATGATGGATTCAAAGACCCTGATGGTAAATATCCATTGAATAATAGATTGGGTGAACCTGATGTTCATAGATTGGCAAGGGGAGTATCTAATGATACTTTAGTTACTGAAAAGAATGGTCAATTAGATACAGGTGTTTCAGTAGCAGGTGGTGGAAGTTGGTCTGAACCTTCTTCTCCTTATAATGCCAAATATCCTCATAATATGGTAATAGCTACTCATGGGGGTGTTGTGATAGAATTAGATTCAACTCAAGGAAGTAAGAGATTTCAAATATACCATCCAAGTAATACTTATATTGAATGTGATAATAGTGGTAATTTGGTTATTAAAAATAAGGCTGATAGATATGAGATAACCATAGGAAATAGAAATTCACATGTTAAGGGAAATGATAATGATACTGCTGATGGAAATAGAAATGTAAAAGTAGGTGGCAATGAAACAAAAGAAGTAGGTGGTAATGTTGAAATTACTGTAAATGGGAATGTTGATTTAACAGCAGGGGGTGTTGTTACAGTTCTTGCTAGTACTATAAATCTTAATTAAGGAGATTATGGGATTACCTCAATCAAAAATAGGAGATGTTGGTGTTGGGATATGTTGTTGTCATTCTAATCCTACTTGTATTCCTATGACAGGAAATCTTGTTACGGGTTCACCTAATGTATTTACAAATGGGTTGAATACTGCTAGAATTTCTGATGTTGTACTTGGGGGTTGTGGGCATACAGGTATAATGGTTACAGGTTCAGCTACAGTATTTACTAATGGTTTACCGAATGTAAGAATTGGGGATAATTTTTCAGGGTGTTTTACAGGGGTGATTGTAACGGGTTCACCTAATGTATTTACAGGTGATGCAGGTGGTGCAACATTTACAGAAGTTGATTTTGGTAATGTAGATGATGAAGAAGCAAATGATGATGGGTTGAATATATATCCACCTACAAGTAATCCTACTCAAGAGCAAATAGAAAGATCAAATGAGTTGAGTGTAGCACCTTCAGCTACAGTATCAGAAGATACTACTGATGCTCCTGTATCAGCAGGAGAAACACCAATTACAACTTGTATTGAGTTACCAAGTGTTCCTGCTCCATATTCATTTGAATTGACAAGTAATTTTACTTTAGGTTCTGTTACTATCGAACCTGCTATATCAACATATCCATTAAAAGCACAAGCAGGATTTACTTATGAGGAACTTGTTTGTAACTTGCAAGGATGGTGTGAGAATATAGGAGAATTACTATTGGGTAAATATGGAAATTCTATGTATTTAACATCAGGATTTAGATATGGTAGTGGATCATCTCAACATGAAAGAGGTCAAGCAGCAGATATACAATTTACAGGATTTACTAATCAGCAATACTATGATGCTGCTATATGGGTAAGAGATACCTTACAGTATGACCAACTTATTCTTGAATATGGGGGTAATCGTCCTTGGTTGCATATTTCATATAATAGACTTGGTAATAGATTATCTACTCATCCTGCTAAATTTGGAACAAGAATAAGTGCTGGAAATTATGTTTGGAAAAGTATAATATATAGAAGTTAATTTTAAGGAGATTATAATATGTCAGATAAAGTAGTTCTGAAATCTATGGTAGATAGTTATCCTACTAGTATTGAAAATTTAGAAAAATCAATTGATTCTATTGATTCTCTTATAGATGATTTAACAGAACAAAAACAAGCAATTCAAAATGTGGTTATGTCAGAATTAACATCAGCATCTACCGTATATTTGACTGAAAAGGCAGCAACATATGAAGGAACATATTCATTTTGTACTTCAGGTGGGTATGGTACAAGTAATTTAACTGATTGGGCTATTGTTAGTGGAGGTTGTATAGGACCACATACCGTTGTATTTAAATCAGCTAACTTATCTTCTACTCCAAGTAGTGGTGGTGATGCATTACAGATTGAAAGGCAAAGTGATTTTGCGGAAGCATATGACCATATTACGGCTACTGTTGGTTTAAATGGAACTTATGGAATCAATGATACTATTGCTAATTTACAAACAGGCAGGGGAATTGTTGTAATTAATAAAAACAAAATAGAAACTATATTAGGAATTTATGCAGAACATACGGATTAATTATGAAATTTTTAAGATATTTAAATGAGGCACAAAATTTATTGAAGGATTGGGAATCTTATATAAGACGCAATAAAGAACTTCAAGCAGGAGTTGCTGTTTTAAAAAAGATAAACAAGGCAGGATATAAGGCGTATATTGTCGGTGGGTCAGTACGTGATATTATATTAGGAAATCTGAAACCTCATGATGTTGATATAGCTACCAATATGCCAATGGATGAATTGGCTAAAATGTATAAAACATATAATATAGGTAAATCTAAGGATTTTGGTATTGTTACAATAAAACAAGGTGGTCATGATTTCGAAGTAGCTCAATTTAGGAATGATGGAACATATCTTGATGGTAGAAGACCTGAATCAGTTACAATAACTGCTAAATTTAAAGATGATGCCAATAGAAGGGACTTTACAATAAATGCTATGGGGATCAATGCAAAAGGCGAAATTATAGACTTTTTTAATGGTAAGGGGGATATAAAGAATAAGATTTTAAAGACTGTTGGTGATCCTTACAAGCGTTTTGGTGAGGATTATTTAAGGATGATGAGACTTGCTAGGTTTGCATCTAAGCTTGATTTTGAAGTTGATAAGACTACCAAAAAAGCAGCACAAAAATTAGCTCATAACATAACAGGACTTGCACCTGAAAGAATAAAGGATGAGTTAATGAAATCTGCTGGTCAAAGTGGCGATAAGTTTGCAAAATATATAAAACAATTAGATGATCTTAAAATATTAAAGCATGTCCTTCCCGAAATAGTTAATCTAAAATGGTATAAAGAAAATCTTCAACATCATCCTGAAACAAGAGGGGAAGGGGGTACTGTTTTTAGTCATGTCATGAATGCTCTTAAAAAGAGTAATACTAAAGACCCTATTAAGAATCTTGCTATTCTTCTTCATGATGTTGGTAAGGGGGTTACTCTTACACATGAGAAAGGATTACCTAGATATCTTGGACATGCAAGAAAATCAGTTGAACTTGTAAATGCAATAGCTGATAGATTAAGAATGAGTACTAAAGAAAAAGAAACTTTAATTTTTGCTGTTGGAAATCATATGAAGTTTCATAAGATTCTTGATATGAAACCATCTAAAATAGCAAAGATTGCATCTGATGACAATTGGGATGCTCTTGTAGCTGTTGGTTATGCAGATGAATATGCAAGAGGATATATGTTTAGACATGCAGGAGAATTTGAAAAGATTGTTGATAAGGCTATAAAGGTTAAAGAAAAATTTGGTGCTAAACAAGTTAATAAACAGATCAAACTTGTCGATGGAAAAGATGTAATGAAACTTACAGGATTAAAGCCAGGTCCAAAAGTTGGTGAAATAATAACTAAGACTACGGCATGGATAATGGATAATGATATAGAAGATAAAGATCAAATAGAACAATATATTAAAAAATTAGCAGGAGTAGAATAATGGACTTAATAGAAAAATACTTAGGTGAAAAAAAGAAAAGGATTAAAAATCCTGATCATGCTGCTATGAAACAAAAAAAGGTCAGTAGAATACCTACTGCTCCACCTACAGAATTTCATAAAGACAAATCTAAATATTCTAGAAGGAAAAAACATAAAAATAAAGGGGAATATTAATGGATTTTAAAGAATATATAACTGAAGCAGTTGATAAACAAGCTATGCATGATAAGCTTTTAAAGAGATATTATAACAATGTTTCTAAAAAAAAGGAAAGAGCTAAGGAATTGATGTATAAAGCTGATTCTGAATATGATAAAATTGTAGATATTATGAAACGTCATGGTATTGATGAATTATTAAATCATAAGGGATATCCTGTAGTAGATGTTGATAAAGAATTTATTTGGGATTTTGGTTAAATCAAATGAAGAAAGTATGTAAATGTTGTGGTAGGAACAGAAAAATTGGAAAGTTTGGAAGACTTTCTGCAAGTTCTGATGGAAAGAATCCTTATTGCAGGGAATGTATGAGGGAAATTACCAAACGATATAAGACTTCTTCTATTGGAATATTAAAACAAGAAAAAGCTGTTAAAAAGTGGAAAAAAAAGAATAAAAAACATATAAAAGAGTACAATAAAGACTATTATTTAAAGAATAAAAGTAGGATTTTATATAATAAAAAATGCAGAGAAGATACAGAATGTATGCTAATTACTGAAATTCCTGAAAAAACGAAACAAAGAAAGATAAATAAGAGTAGAAAAGTATACATAATAGAGATAAACCCAAAGAGGAAATAAATGGCAAACGAGAGATTTTTTTATAGTGATTATGATGGTAGTTTCACAAGAGCATCTGATGGTGATGTTACAAGAGATAAGGATGTAAATGCTATTTTAAATAGTTTATCGAATATAATATTAACACTTCAAGGCGAAAGAAGAATGTTGCCAACATTTGCATCTAATATATCATATCTTTTATTTGAACCTATTGATGAAATTACAGCAAGGTTAATTGCTGAAAATTTAATAGATGCCATTAGAATTTGGGAAGATAGAATTAATATAACAGGTTTTGATATAGAACCACTATATGATGATAATGCATATAGATGTAGAATAAATTTCACAATAGTAGGAAGTGATGTAGTTGAGACTGTCAACTTCATACTAACAAGGTAGGAGAATAATAATGGCTGAATTTACCCCTGAATATCTTTCAATTGATTATCTAACTTTAATCAACAAATTTAAAACAGAACTTCAAAATAGTGAGGTCTTTAAAGACTATGATTTTGAAGGTGCTAATATTAGTATTTTGATGGAGTTAAATGCTTATGTAAGTGAGTTAAATACATTTTTCATTAACAAAATAGCTAAAAATAACTTTCTTGAAACTGCTGATGTTTATGAAGCAGCAAACAGATTGGCAAGGCAGGTTGGTTATGAATCTAAAGGAACAAGGTCTGCTAGATGTACTGTTACAATGACTGTTTCAGGAACACAAGCAGGTGATGTTCTTAGGGTGTTGCCTTGGAAGCAATTAAATTCGGGAAGACAAGACCCCGATGAAGGAAATGAAATTTTATTTGCAACCACACAATCCGTACAAGTAACAGCTTCAGGAAATTGGACTAATATAGATGTTCCAATAAGACAAGGACAAATAAATGAAATTACAGGATACACAGGCGATGATTTAATTGATAATGAGCTAATTCTCCCTACTGAATATGCATATGATGACTCTTTAACAGATGATATTCCAAGTGTAAGAGTTACAGTAAATGATACAGAGTGGACACGATTATCAGACTTTTATTTAGATGTTATTCCTGATGCATCTGATAATGTATATATGTTTATATATGACAGATATAGAAGAAATAAGATTGTTTTTAATTCTTCAAGAAATGTTCCTGTTCTTACAGATAGTATATCTGTTGTTGTTCTTAATAGTTTAGGTACAAATGGAAGTATTGGTGCTGATAATGATGAAACATGGACAATTCTTTCAGATGAGTTGATTGAAATAACAAGAGGCATAACAACTTCATATGTAGATAATGAGTTAATTACAATTTCTTTGAGTGCTGCAAGTATTGGTGCTGCTGCTCCTGAAACAATTGATGAAATCAGATTTAATGCTCAATCTGCTTTAAGGTCTCAATTTAGAGATGTAAATGCTATTGCATATAACTCTTATCTTTCTGCAAGATCGGATATTGTAAAAGCAAATGCTTATGGTGAACAAGATTTAGTTCCTTCGGGTGCAGGTAATCCACAAGAATATAATATAGTTCACATTAGCGTTATTCCTGAAGAATATGGAAGCAATACACTACAGACTTCAGGTGGAACAATTACAACAGATTGGGGTGAAACGGGTACGGTATTGATTCCTACAAGATATGCAACAGCATGGGAAGATGAATTATTGCTTTATTTAAGACCAAGAAAAATGATTTCAGCTTATGAGATCATGGAAGTTCCTGATTTAGTATATTTCAGCTTTGAAATTGGTGTTAGAAAAAAGAGAATATATGAGTTTACGGATATTGCAAGAGATGTTTTAAATAAGCTGATTTATTATTTTAGGGCTGATAATCAATTATTTAATAGCGAAGTAGATTTTAATGATATTCAAGAATACTTAATTGATCCAACAAATGTTTCTCCTGATGATAATTTTGAATATATTAAGGGTATAAGAAATCTAAATATAAGAGATATAAACAGTAATAAGATTATTTATCCATATGACTCAAATCCTGATGATTGGACGTTATATCCACAATGGGTTGAACAACCTTGGACAGATAGAGATAACATGTTGAGACCGATTAAATTAGGTCTTAATCAATTTCCTTATCTATCATCAGATACAGTTAAAATAGTGGAGGAAATATAAAATGGTAGATGAAGAAAAAA